GTGTGCCGCCAGTTGCGGTTAATGTTCCACCGAATGTAGCGTTACCTGTTGACCGATGAATTGTTAGCCGAGGTGTGCCACCTGTCCGTAGTTCCAGATCGTTGGTGTAGCTTGAAAAATTTAAGTCAATGTAGTGGTGGCCAATGCCTAAATAATGATCTGCGTTGTAGGCAGTTTTTAAAACAGGCTGGCTTGTGTTTGTTATTGTGCCGCCTGTGAGAGGGAGGTATTGAGGTAAATTCCCAGTGTGGTACAAAGTACGCCAAGTACTGCCGTCATAAAAGCTACCTCCAGCAGCTAAATAACGAGCAGCATTTCCCGCACCCCCTCCAATGTAAGAACCGTAACTAGCATTGTATCCAATAAAATCATCATACCCAGTTCGTTTAGCTAAAGTCCCTGATGATCCAGCGGCAAATTTTACAGTACTAGAAATATGTGCCGTTGCAGAAAACGAAACTGGGCCACCATTAAAGTCAACTCCACCAGAACCTTGGAAAACAGTATCTCCAGAACTAACTGTCAATCCACTGTTAGAAGTAAGACCAGTGCCATGTACTATGCTAGAAGCAATTATTCCTGCTGCATTTAATGTTCCACTAAGTGTGCCGCCAGAAGTTGGCAGTGCAGTTAGTTTGTTTCCAGCGGAAGTGCCGACATAAAGCTTATTGTTATCATCAATATCAACACCAAGTTCACCGACAGCTAAAGCACCCAGATTTCCTGACCCGCCTACTCGTCGTTTAATTTTTATGGTGTTAGCCATCTACTAAAATGTTCCACCGTCTATTGTGCTATTTGTATATAACCCGTTAGTAACACTTCCAGCGTTACCAGTGATACTTCCGCTAATTGTTGAACTAAAAGTTTTTGTGCCGCCAATCGTCTGATTGCCAGTTGTGTAAACACCGTTTGTAACGGTCGCTGCATTGCCAGTACACGATCCAGAAGAACCAGATACATTTCCCGTTACATTACCAGTTAAAGTGCCGTAAAAACCTAATGCTCTTACATTAGCCTGAGCAGTTATAGAGACATTTCCGTTTGTACCTCCAGTTTCAGCAGTGGTTATAAAGCTAAATTCCTGAGCAGATTCATCCCAAATTAAACCTACATTTGTAGAATCACCTCGCTCAACTACAAATCCAGAATCTAGGGAAGGAGTTCCTGTCTGATCTTTTGCTAATATTATTAATGAGTCCTTAACAAGAAGATCCGTTGAATCAACAGTAGTAGTTGTTCCAGAGACAGTTAAGTTCCCGGTGACTTGCATATTTGTAACTGAAGTCGTATTCGGTAAAGAAACTGTAAAAGTACCATTGGACTCAGCGACATTAACCTGACTGCTAGTTCCTTGCAGACGAACAATCGGTGTTAAGGTTTTGCCGCCAGTGTTATCAGACACTCTTGCAATTAAGAGTTTTTGAGTTCCGTTGTTCCAAGCTAACTCCCCGTAATCAAGGTTGTTGATGTTTGGGTCATTTGTGTTATTCCAATCAGGATATTGCCCTCCGCTCGGTGTTCCAAGTGCAGTCCTATTAATTAAAAGTGTATTTGCCATCAGCTAAATTCTCCTCCTGAAATTGTTTTGTTGTCTAAAGTTTGTGTGTTGTTCGCAGTTGTTACCTCGTCCCAGCTTGAGGATTCAGCGACTTTAAATTTTCCATCAAATGCAACTCCTCCTGCAGATGCTGATGGTAAGCTGTTTTCAAGTTTCAAACCTTTAACATTTGCAGCAGTTTGATAATCATGTGTTATGTAAATTTTTTTATCAGGCATGTTATTTTATAATCGCCCTAATCTTAGTATCGATTGAGTTCCATTTAATTTTTGTTTTTGTTTCAGTGTTCTCAATGTACATATCAATCTCATCATAATTGCCGCAATCATCGTCGCTAAAAATTCTCACTATAGGAATTAATCCTAATCCGTGATCAACTTCAAATTCTCCAGCACCTGTTGCACCATCTGGATCATATGTGGCTATTAATTCTGTGATTGGTTTTTTTTGCTTATCAAAAGTTAACTTGTTATCTCCTGACTCATCAGTTCCCGTTCCTGCTGGAGTAGTTACTTTTATTCCATCAGTTAAATCCTCAACAGTGATTGAAACTGATCCAGACGATGAACGACGAACAAGCGCACCGGGAACACCGACACTTGTAGCACTAGCTAACATAGTTCCATACGCTGGTTTGAATTGCCTTACTGTTGGTAAATCTTCGTAAATCTTTTTAATTGCCTGTGCAGACATATTTGCCTGCGCTCCTGCCTCTATACCTAAAGAGTTGAGAACAGTTTTAACCAAAGTTTCAACTGAATCTTTATTAAGAGTAAATGTTCCATCACCTGACAATGTTCCATCACCTGAAATTGGTTTTGCTGATAGTTTTTTTGAAGTTTGCCCAATTAGCACTTGCCCCTCGTCAACTCGGGCAAGCTTTGACGGATCAATTTTAGCCTGACCAGATATTTGACGATCCTTAATCGCTCCGGGTGCTATTCCACTATCAACCGTACTGCTCATTAATCTTGAATCTCTAAAAAGAACATCGGGGTGGTTACTGATGATCTAGTGTATTTAACATTATTTAATACATGAACATGCTTTGCTTCTACCCACCAATATCCACCCTTACGATCTGGATACTCTTCATGCACTCCTCTATCAAATGCTGACCCAAATGGACCAACTTGAAACGTAGTTGTACGACCAACTGAACTTGTTACTATGTTCCAAAAGTCTACACCGGGTTTATCGGCTGAATACGATTGCCCTAATCTAGTCGCATAAGGAGTTACAAAATTATTAAACTTTTTCCCAAATGTTGCGTAGTTAGCATCTGACCCCGGAGTGTAACCACTATCAGGATTTATATTAGATGAATAATGCCACCAATACTCAAGAGTCTGTGACGATCCATTAGTCCAGATTCCATGAATTGAACTATCCCAATTAGTTGAACAGGACATTGTTGCCATTTCACTTCGCTTAACCCATGTGTAAGGTTGAACTTTTGTGAAACGTAAGATGTTTTGCTGATGTGAAATTAATTTCTCACCATTCGCTATTGTCCCAGAAACAGTCCCTGTGAGGTTATCTGGACTCGTTGGGGTGTTTATATGGTTTCCTGTTGTAATCGTTAGTGAGTGCCCTCCTGAGAACAGGAATACATCACCTACGCTCGCTGGATCAGTGTTTATGTCTATCGTAACAGTTCCAGTGCCTGCTGAAGCCCCATTTGTTACCGTAGGTTGAGTTGGCCAAGTTGTCCTTTCATGGACGTAACTTGAATCATCTTGTTTAAGTCCAGCAAGGTAAGCTGGATCAGCTAATTTATTAAAAGCACTACTCATGGTTCAACTGCCCATCCTGCTATACACTTATCACCCGGCCAACCTGTCATCGCTAAACAACCAAGCTTACCCGGCGCAATTGATCTAGGTTTTGTTGAATTTAAAAACCAAAAGTTACCTGAGTTAGGTGCAGTAAATGATAGATCAATAGTTTTTGATGAAGAGTTAGAAATCACTAACATAACATTCTTAGCATACCCAGTTGTTGGACCATTTGAATAAGTAACATTGCAAGTGTAAGTGTCACCACTGGCAGGATCATTAAGATTAATTACCTGAATAGCGTTCCCTGCAAGATTGACAGTTTTAGTCGCAGTCGCTGTCATTGGAGCAGGGTTACCTCCTGACGTAGTTAAATCTGTATACTCAACTTGTGTTGTGAATGTAGATGCGAGTAAATCACTCACCTCAACTTTTCTTAGATTGTCTGCACTGTTTTGAGTTTCACTATTTGAATCCTGAGAAACATTACAAAGCAATACAACATCGTTCGAGGCAACTGGTTCTGCATTCCATGTTCCTCCAGCAGTTTCACAAGCACTTTTGGTTCGATATGAATCATTAGCACCCCCATCAAGAACACACTTACCTAATTGATCTGCACCACGAACAATATTAGCTACACCATTAACCAACAGTGAAGAATGACTTACCGTGTTATTGCTTGGAGTTATTCCTGTTGTTGTATTAATAGACCCTCCAGTATTCGCTCCAGATTGTGGTAACTGAGTTGCTACTATGTTCTTCTTTGAAACGGCATGACCACTACTTCCTCCGACTAAAATTTGTCCCTCTTCAATCCCTTCAAGTTTTGACAGTGCAATTGCGGCACTTGGATTGACTTCATTATTACTCAAGTTGCCACCCATTTGCACTGTGGGGTTAGCGGCATTACGAAGCTTTGCTCTAGTAATATTTTCGTTATCTGGGAACGCCTCGCCGGGCGTGACTACTGCTGTTAATGGCATTTATTATCTCCTTGTTGTTATTTGGTTAATCCTATCTGGGATCGCATGAACTTCAGTTGCTTTTACTTCACACACTCCAATGTTGTTCGTGATTTTCAACTGCATGTACGATCCTCTTTTATTAAATCTTTTTTTCTGTAACGACTCTTGCTTTTTATCAGGGTCAACTCCTTTTGTTTTCGGATCAAACTGATCCTCAAGGCTCATGCTGTAATCCTGACGATTAGGAACTAAGTGGTCATCATTAGTATTTGATAAAACGTAATCAGCTTTAGTGAATGGCTTGTGATATTTTTCCCTTTTAAATTTTAAGTTCTTAACAATGTTATAAGATTCCTCCACTCCATCAAATTGTGCACTTATATTAATTCCTAAGTTAACATCAGAACTTACAATATTATTAGTGTTAATAATAATATTCGATTGAGTGTATTTTTTAAAATCAGAAGAACCAAAAGTGTACCCTCTAGTTATCAACTCAGTATTTATATCTTTGTATTCAACATTGCGACCAGTGGTAGTTGCTGTAATTGTTATCTCGTCGTACTGGTCGCATATAAGAGGATCATCATAAACACCAATGTACCCTTCTGTTGTAACCATGAATAATCGTTCTGCTCCATTATACTTAAATGTAATAAGATCAAGTATTCCTGTTTCAGAAGTCCAAGTTCCATTACCCCCTCCATTTGCTGTGCCCAGTTCACATGTTGCTTTACTAGTAAAGCCTGCGACAGAACATGAACCTGCTTTCCCAAATGCATCTGACTGATCTAAGCCTGTCCAATTTTTATTCTTAAAATCAAAACAGATTAAAGCATTGTTCTTTTGAGCGTTGTCAATTGGGACCGCAAAATAAATTTTATTATTTATATAAATACCAACTGAGTCTTTTGCGAAACTCCAATTGATCCTATCGATCAATGGCTGGATGCTTTCAGACACTGGCATGTCAAGTCCTTGGAGTTTGCCTGACTCATGGACTTGTAAACTAACTACTCCTCGTTGTTCCGATAAAAACCAAACATCCTTGCCAGCCGATACAACTGCTCTAGGACCACAACAACCATAACTGTCAGACAAAGTATCGAGGTATAGATCAGAAAGACTGCCAGTGAGATTACGAACCGCATAAATTGAACTTTCTTTAAAACAGAGAAGGGTCGTTTGATCAAATTTATGTAAAGCAACCAACTCTGATTCCTCCCCCTGATTAATACGAAGAGAACTCATCAATGGTTTATACCTTGTATAATTTAAAGCCATGCTCACTGCCACATAATCAACACTTCCTCCTTCAACAACTGCATAAGGAATTAACAATCTGTTTTGGAAGAAGATCGCACCACCTTCACTGTTTGGGATTTTATCAGTCCCATCGTTAACAATTACTTCGTCTTCATTCTCCTCAATCGTAGTGTCAGTGTCTTCTTGTGTAATTGAACCAAACCCGTCTTCAACTCTTGAAAGTTTTAAGGGTTCTAAATCTGGACCCCTGAACATAACAACAACATTAAAACACTGAACAAACCTTACCCCGTAACTATCAAAAGTAAGATTTGTGTTTATTGTTTGAATGTCATTACCCGGAGTTAATGCGTATACTTTATGTTGTCCTGCATTACCTTCTGAAGTTGCAACCATCAACCAGTTCACCCCTGCAGGGTCTTTAAACTTCCCAACACCTTTAATATTTTCAAAAGGTTTGGTTCCAATGTTTTGCCCCCCTCCTGCATCTGCTGTCCATGTCCCTGATGCATTTTCACAAGCAGTTTGGTTTGTGTGTTGAGCTATGCTGCAAGTGCCTGTTTTTTTAGTGTTAGCCTGATTAGCCCATCCTACTTTTTTAAAACCTCTTCTGGGTGTCGCTATTCCATTATCAAATCGAAGATTTTTAGCATAAGAAACTATCCCTTCAGTTAAATTCTCAGGAGCAAGTCGCATATTAACTCCAATGAATTTATCATCTCCACTTTTCAAAACTTCTGCTTCGTTTGGCATTATTGTTTCTCCAATTGAGCTTCTGTATCAGCTAGTTTTTTTAGTACTGCTTCCGTGAACTTCGGAGCGCACAGTGCCGCTTGTCTGAATTGTGGATGCGCCAACATCTCGTCCACCCCATTCAATTTTGTCTGCTGACATCCCACTGTTAACAGCATCACTAATAGCACTATCAATTTTATTATATTTTTCATTCCTTCGCTTCTCCGCAACAAATGCCTTGTGTTGATCAAGGGCAAGAGAGAAAAGCCTTTCCAGTGAAGGAAAGGCCCGCAACAGCATTGTGATAATGCTAATCAACCTTACACTTTTTTCTCAACCTTGTGAACGGCATGTTTAACAAATATCGCAAGGATACTTGTCGTGCCGATTGAGATTGCATTACCAAGCTCGATTTCCCCAGTAGCCCATCCAGCGATAGCCCCGATTAAACCCGTCAATCCTCCCCAGAAACTTTTTGACCTAAACATAATTATTCTATTTATTTTTTATTAACTGTTTGCACTTTAAAATGATGTAAAAAAGGGAAGCGGCACTAACTAGTATTTTTAATATCAAATCTAGTTCTGGCAAAAACCAATTAAAAGTTCCAGCCACACCAACCGCGCACACCTTAATATCATCTAAAGTTACCAATTACTTTTTCTCCTTAACCACTTCAACATCCTGCGCTGAATCACAATCAGTAAACTTAGAAATAAATTCCATAAGCTTTTGTCCTGATTGTTGCACTGCAGCATGTTCGTCTCTTGATAAACGCGCCATTCCCGCCGCTGCAAACAATGTGTCTAGCGCGGCCTTGATCTCTTTATTCTTATCTTCTTCCATATCGCTTAATTATGCCTGCGAATGAAATTAACAAAATTGTGAAAAGTGTCCGTTTTGATCCAATGTTGCACAACCAACATAATTCTCGAATGTGAAAGTTTGGCCTGCTGTTAACTTTACATCAAAATCAGATGCACTTGGTGTGTCGCATGAAAAATTAACGTACATTGTCCCTCCAACTGCTGTGCACATTAAACACTTACGATCCGGTCTCCCTTTCAGCGCAGTTGCAGTATCTCCTGTTTGCGCTGCAGCACGATCCATCCCTGATATTCTTACATTCATTTTTTAATAAGTTACTATATTAGATTGTCTTACTTGTCCTTGTTGCCGATAGAGTTTATCTGCCTCTAAAATCAACATGGATTCAGCAGCATTATCTTCCATCATTGCTGCCTCTCTTTGGTTATCTGATCTCAATATATCGGCGTAAACACCTCGGATCAAATACCCTTGAAAAATTTTCGGTATATCGACTGCCTTGTCCCATTTTGCTCCTTCAACAATCGCACCTGTTGATGCTGTAATACTAAACGGGGCAGCATCGCCCGGACTGATTTGGGAGGATGACTTATAGAAATTCCCGAGTCCGTTGACTTCGTAATAAACGAAATCTCCCTTGTTATAACTTTGGTCCTGCCAGTTACTTCCTTTAATCTCTGGACGAGAAATACGATACTCAATAAAAACAGGAGTAGTAGCAGACCGTAAAATGATTCTTCTGTTGGTTCCATCGTGATCTAAATGCCAACTAACACTTTCTTTTCGTGTAGTTGTATTTGGGTTCTTGTCATACACACCTAAAACTTCACCAACTGTATCTGGTAAGTTGTAAAAATAGGGAGCAGCGTTTGAGGTACTGCTAACTGTTACGCTTTCGTTTTTTAGTAGCTCGGGCCAATATTCGGATTCCCAAGCAATACATAATCGTGCATTAGCAAAGTCTCTAGCCTGTGCGAAAAAATAATCCGGTAGATTGTCTCTATCCTGCCCTGCTAATTGGGCCGCGCCATAGAGGACGTTCGAGAAATCTAAAGAAATCATAAGTTGTATTTCTTACTAAACTTCTTCCGAGAACCAACCATGGTTTTTGTTCCTGTGCAGATTACTTTACTAGCCGGGTTATCTCTTTCGTATTCAGTCTTGAACTGATTGTCATCCCAACAATCATACCCCAAACGCTGACCCCAATAATGAAAAGAGGATGGGTCAATCCTCATACGATGACGACCCACCCCCTCAATTGCCCGAGATTCGTTTTTGACATGAGCTTGCTGCATTTCGCGCCTCTGTTTTATTTCAGCGTTAACAGTCTCCATCTGCCAACCCATGCGAAGTTCAGCTACCATATCGCGCATCGTACTTTCGTCGATGCCCTCCATCTCGGTTACATCAATCATTAAGCGTCTGCGCTAAACCCAATTCGTCCTGTTGCAGAAGGATTCTTCACTACTAGTGAAGCGATTGTTCCTACTACTCGGCCCGGACCTCCACCGTTATCAGTGAGTGGCTTGACGTTTGTAGTTTTAGCAAAACGCAACTCAGTTAAGTTGGCTACATCAAGAACATAAGCTAGTCCGTGATCTGAATCATAACCAACAGCATCAACTGGCATCCAGTTCGAGACGTGCAACCTTAAAGTTCCAAAATCACCCTCGTACACATCAATCGATGAAACGATAGAATTGTCTGATTGATCCTTGTTCAAAGTACGAACAACTGTTGCTGCTGTACTTGCTGTTGAAGCAACACTTTGAACTGTCAAATCAGCGAACGAAGTAAACTTGCGTTTTACTGATGGTGAACAAATCACATCGTAAGTAGCACGAGTTCCTGTCTCGGTGTATATACCCTCGAGAAGGTCTTGTACTTTTTCTTCTGTGAATCCTGCCTTTGTCCCACTGTAATAAGACAACGGAGCAGTATCGTCAGCAGTTCGATGACTACCATTTGCAGTGTTACCACCTCGAATACGATAACCGTCTGGTACTCGAGCAGGGTCATCACCCGGGGTTCCTTGACAAGTTCCTGCCTCGTCTAAGAATGATCCCAATCCTTTCATCTTAAATGCTGCAGAATCAGTTCCCTCAACTGCACTGTTTTTAGATGAAACAGTTTTCTCAAGATCACGTTTCTGAGTAAGGATCAACTTGCTAATACCGTTTGCTAGTTCACTGCGAACACCAGCAGGGTTCACAACAGTGTCAACCAACTCTGCTACCCTGAAGGCACGTTTGAATGATTGAACATTGTTCTTCAAGACACGGCGATTCGCTTTAGTGTCTGTGAGGTGATTATTACTTGTCGGTGAAGTTAAACTAATATCTGTACCATCTATCCAACCATCAGTACTAGGCTCGATGTTTGCATCTGCTTGCCAGTGAATAGTTGTTGCCGTTCCCGCTAGACTCCGACCTTTCGGCATCATGGAAGTTAGTGGTGTGTTCTTACTGTCCACGATTGAGAGAAGATCACTCAAATCTTCGTGGACTGCCGGACCTGTACCCGGCGCATTTCCGGTAAAACCGGATTCAATTATAGTCGCCATAAAAAAAAACCTTTCTTATAAAAAGTTGTTTAAAATAACGTCCGTTAAATCATTAGGATGTTGAGTTTGGTTGAACCGTTTAACTGCTGATGATCCTCTCGCTTGTTGAGCATCAACATCAACAGGTGTTGCACTTGGTGCAGAAGGTTGCGGTGGTGCTTTAGGTCTTTGTTTTGATCCTTTTGCGGGTTTCGTTTTCTGACCCTCTTGGTATCTAACTGCCTGACCAAGCATCATGTCTGCAATCAATATTCGGTGATTAGGCAGTGCCTTTATCGCAGGGAACTCATTGAGATTGTTTTCGTGAACTTCATATTCCTTAGACCCTTTATCAGTTAACCAAGGATATGCTTTTACACTTTCTTCGTCCCAATATTGTTTTGCCTGAATAAACTCTTTTTGCGCTGGAAGATGTATATCTAATGCGTCTTCTGCATTATTCAATATATCCTCAACCTGCTCGGGAGTATATTCAACTTCACCATTCTTGCCTTCTACAACAGCACCGTCCCGGTTTGCTCTAGCCCATTTTTTAGTTTCCCTCGCACTCTGTATTTTAGCATCGATCTCCTTATTATCTGTCAGGTGTTGAAATGGGTTACCACTTCCAATTACTGGTTGTGGTGAACTCTCACCAACTGATTCCTTGACCTTATCCAATTCGACGCGAAGGTCTTTCACCTCCGACTCAGCCTCTCTACGTTGTCGAGTTAACTTATCAATGCGCTTTTGAAACCATTCTGGTTCTTCGTCGCTACTATTATCCTGTGAAAGAACAGACGTATCATCATCGTCCTCCGGTGCACTCACATCGGCATCCGATGACTTCTCGTTTACACTCGGTTCTGCTTCCTCTTCTTTAGCGGTATGCTCCGGTTCCGGTGGTTCCGTTTGGCTTGTCTCATCTGTTGGATCAAATTTATCCAATAAGAGATTAGCCAATCCCGCTTCGTCGATTGCTCGACCAATATCCCCAAGCGCGGTTTCGTTTTCTTCTGGCGAAGTTCCGCTAACTTCGACTTTTGTTTCTTCAGACATGCATTGTAAAAGCCTGCAAGTAGCTACGGGTTGTTAGGTACAACAAGAAAAACCATCAGGAAGTAATGACATGATTTTAGTAAAAAAAATATAACCCTTTTTCACTCAACCCTTTTTAGCACTTGTCCAGGTGTATGAAACCACTTAAACCAATAAAATAAGGGTTAAACTGAATTGAGTTTTCATTTAATAAACTTTTGAAGGTTTTGAAGGTTGGGTTTTGAACACTCAAAAACGTGTCAAATTTTTATTTTATTTTTTTAGTTCCTAACAACTGAAAACATTTTTCAACCGATATTGATTGATTTAGAGATTTTAAAAAAATGGATATGTTATAATAGTGTTTGCCTAACTGAATTAGGCTTAGACAAATGAAAAGTATAATAAACGAAAAGCAACTACACTCACTGATTCTTAACATGGCTCAAGACAGAGACAATAGGGGAAAGTGGGGAGGAAAAACTTGGACTCGAGTATCTCAAGAAACAGTCAAGAGTCTGAAACGAAGAATCGAATATGTCGCTGCAGCAGAAATTGAAAACGGACTTGCGACAATGCCTAAGATAGGAAAAACGGTTAAGTTCGATTAAGAAAAATAACCCCCTCCCGTTTGTAAGCGCACCTTTGCTTTGGGAGGGGGTCTTTAGCTATAAGCCCAACCACGAAACTTATAACTAAATATTACTTTCTGCTCTTGCCTCTGCCTCGTTCTTCATCCATTCCAAATGATTTCTAAAGTCGGTTAGGCTTGATGCTCGGCCTGCGCTGTAAGCGCGTTCCTCGCCTTGTGTTTCTAAACTTAGTGTTGTCTCTACCTCGTCCTTTATAAAGTCGCTTAGAGACCCCATCACGGCCTTGAAAAGGTGATTGTTGCCTGCAGTAACAAACGCTGTCTGCTCTTCTCCGGTCATGTGACGTTCTTAACCCCAATCCTACCTATCTTAGAGTTTTCTTGTTGCTGGACAGAATGTTGCAAGTTGCCCATGTAGTTTTCGATTAGTTGTGAAAATAATTCGTCCTGACCTGCAACCTCTTTCACTTTTGGATTACGCTCAATTAACTCTTGGGCGTACTGCATCTTCATGCCTGCAGTCGGATCGTTCTCGGTGTAACTCGCTTCAAACCCAAGCATCATACCTCCGATTTCCTTTTTAACATCCTCGAAGACTTTCTGACTTGCACCTTTCTGATCCGTTAAGATTTCATCAGCTAAATCAGGACTCATTCCCCTTACAAGTTTTTCAATTAGCTTGTTCCTTTCAATCGATCCACCAACATCCATTGGCACAATTTGACTTGCGATGATTTTCAACTTCTCAAGCATGAAATCTCGATCCATATCAGCGACATCAAATCGAAGGATAAAGTCAGGTAGGTTTTTGTCCTGCCTCAATGGCACTTCAACACCAGTTATATCAGTAATCTCTTCTGGACCGATATACTGAATGCAAAGTTGAAACATTTGTTGATAAATTTCAGTCCAAACAGTTAGCCAATTGTTAATCAACGCTTGTTGTCTTAAAGAAGTTGTTTCTGGTGGAATTTGGGGATGGTTAATTCCAAAATATTCATGAATATCCTTCTCTATAAGTTCCATCATTGTAAACGCAGTTGTTGCTACCGTAGATGGAGGCTTCATAAATGAATAATCACCCTGTTTTGTAACTGGTAACATTACAGCAGGCCCAATCCTGTTTGCCATGCCTAACCTCTTGTTAACTTCTATAGCTGGTAACGTCTCAAAAGATGTTCGATCCAGAATTGAATCACGTTGTGCTTTCAACTCACTCTGAAAACTTCCCATCAATTCAGGAATTGACCGAGACTCTGTTAACCTTCTACGAATCTGTTCGCGCTTAAACTCTACGAATGGATATTGGCAATGGTTATATGGTAACATCTCATGTTTTGCGAATAGAGGTTTTCCAGTTTTACTTTCTCGAGTTACCAGTGGCGAAAAAATCGTGTAATACACTGCAGGAACATCATCTTCATTCAATTGCTTGCTATACGCATAAATAACTTCGATTAAATTATCTCTACGATCAACATGATCACCGGGAACAGTGCTAAAGTCGTTTGAAATATCATTAACATCCATTGACTTCCCAGCAGTAGACACTGCTTGTTCTACCCAGTTCTTATCCCACCCTTCATCATTTATTTTTGAACGTATTTCAACTTCGTTCATGTAAACTTTACGAAAGATAACTCGAGCTTTCTGCAAGTCAGTTGTCTCAGGTGGTGTTGTTATTTCTGTGTACGGTTTTAAAGCGACAAGGGTAGGGGTATTTTTTAAAACGTACTCAACTGGAATATCTGCCTCACCTTCCTCTCTAAGTTGCTTAACAATCTTCCTTGCTCGCCTTTTTTTGACATTAGGTATTTGTGCCATGAATAAATCAACAACAGCATTCTCTTGTGCTGCATCCATTATCATTTCAGGCAACTCTGAGCTAACAGATCCATCCTCTGCTTCTCCTGCCATTGCAACTATTTCATCCATAGTCACTTTAACAGGCATTAAACCGTTTTTAGTCTCCCATCCAACAAACATTGCTGACCATCCATAAGTCATTGTGTGTTGCGCTAGTAATTCAGCTTCACGACGAATTTCATGATACAGTTTAGTGCCTATTAACCATCTCATTAAGTTGGTCATCGCTGACGCACTTGATATGTCATTAGACTCAGTTCCTCCTACCTTTAATTGGGCACGTTGAAAGGTTGTCATTAATGTACTAACCAAAGTGTTTATCACATGATCAGTAATTCTAATTCGTGTATCACTTGCCCCTTCAAAAGGAAACGGTTGCTGTCCTTCGGGTAAAGCTGATGCGTGTTTTTTGTAATCGCTCGTTTGCGAGTCCCACCTCGCAAATCTCACATCCTCTGCTGTCTTTGTTCGTTGTAGTGCTAAACCATCCGTTAAACTCCTAGAATACTCATAGGTTAAATCATCCACATTAGGCGTGTCACTAGCTCTAACTAATTTGTCATTACTTTTCATGTTGTTAATCCAAAATGTTCATTTAAATCATCTCGATAAAATTTGTATTTAGGTCTGCCTTCTTCAGACCCTCCTTTCATCTCGTAGACTTTAATAATTCCAGCTTTCCTAATCTTGGTTAGGTATTCCTTACTCACTCCCAGCATGGTAGTAGCTTCCGATAGACTTAATAATGGTGGGTATTCTTTTTCACTGATCATAAATTAATAACTTCCTCCTCCAATTGCAGAGAAACTTGTGTCACTCACATACTCAGGATTGTAGGTGACAACATATCTCAAACAATCGATAAAATCTTTATAAGCATTCTTCTCACCTCCAGCAGGTGAAGCTTCCTGAAGGCAATCAATTAGGTTTCCGCAATTCGAGCTAACCATAAGCTTGGGGCGATTAACAAAACTGATATCCTCTTCTGTGTTAAAATCTAAAGCCTCATTAATAGCACCTACACCCTGTTCGATATGTAGCCCCGGTGCTGCATCAACATCCATTCCAACTTCATTTAATTTTTCGATCAAAGTTAGACCGTCATCGGATAGTGATCGGGTTCCTCCTGCTCTTGGATCACATAGACGAATAAAAATCTCATCACCATTCTCCTGATCTTCTATGATCTTCTTATACATCGTTAGCCCATTACCCTGTGGCACTTGTGCCGGGCCTTCCTTACCTGACATATCAGAGTCGTTTGGTACTGCCCACTCACCTAACTCAGACCGTCTAGGAAACTCATCATAAACGAACCATCTTTCCTCATTATCAACAATACAGACCTTCAACCAAAGCATCGCCCAGCTTCGAGCACCGTGGGGGTCCATTACATGGTATCGAGTTACTTCACCTTCAGGAATATCTTCAGGTTTAATTATATGACTCTTACCAAACTTAGGAAACCATGCTCCTGTTGTTCTCTCTGCCCATCCATAAGCACGAATCTTAATGTTTACACTAGTCTCACCTACTAGAGTTCTCTCCATCTGATCCATAGGATTGTAAGGGTTTAAATCAGTATGAAAAAACATAGCAGCAGAATTATCATCAACACACTCTGCTATGTAAGGCATAGTACCCGGAGCACAACCGGGTACGTTAACCTTATCCGGTAAAAGGGGTGAAGGACGGGTCTTAACTATCTGTGCACCTGCTAAAAATTTGTTAACTGTTGGAGTCCATCCAGTAATCGGAGTTGCAGCAATTAACATCTTACCTTTACGAGTAACTAGACGGTATTGAGCAGTTTCTATCCACCCCATACTCACCAATTCGTCAAAATAGCAAATGTCCAATTCTACCCCTTCCAAGATATCGCTCCGCTGTTCGTAGAAATGAAAATATATCGCACTTCCGTTGGGCAAAACTGCACTTGAATTAGTAAAACCATTTTTCTGACTGTATGAAATTTGAGACCCTCTTTTCTTACCCTTCAAATTGTTTGGAAGGTAGTTGTAAACTGCTGGTTGCAAATCTCGAATCGATGACTGATTAGTCATGCTAAATGCAATCACCCTTGCACCCGGCTTATCTAGCATGGTCTGAACCAACTTTCGGCAACTGTAGCTAGTCTTACCACTTCGGTTACCTCCTGAGATTAGGAGGTTGTCATGAGTCTCTAAAAGCTTGTCAGCATCACGCCAATGATCGGGTATAAAACCTTCTGAGTAAGGGTCAGTTCTTTCTCGTCTGATCTTCTCTTCTCTAGCCTTGTTAAGCTGGATTAAAGCATCACTACCGTGGTTGGTAATGATAGCCTCCTGCTGTTCTTTAGTTGGGATTGCTAAAGTGGGCCAAGGTGTCCATGTCAACGTAGCTGCCATTAAAAAATTATACGTCTTCCCCTTCATCTTCCAGTACCCCTAACACCTCATCAACTACCCAACCACTGACTATCACTTTGCTCTCCTCCTCTTCCATACCCCCAAAAGCAACAGTGACTTTAACCCCCCTTAAATCCTCTTCAGCAATCGCATGAATTCTAGCTTTTCCTAAACGGTATTTTAGCACCCACTTAGATAAAGTTTCAGGTGGGCTTTTTGTAAAATTTTTACGCACGAAATAACACCTCGCTAAATTCTTCCCTCTTAGGATCGGAGACCCCCCCCGCCCCTATAA